GAAGTCATTGTTCAACTCTAGGATACCCTCGCAGAGATCCCTCGCCGTTGCCCAGTCGATCTCTGGCACCGAGTTGAAGATCTTAGCCTTTATCTCTACTCCTATCCCCCTAGCCTGTTCGGCGAGTACGTCAACATTCTCCTCCACGATCCCGTAGATCCGCTCAAAAAGTAGGTGGTACTGATAGAAGTCGGGTCCTACCATATTCCAGTGGGCAAGTCGACTCGCTCCCAGAAGATTATTCTGAAGTTCCAGGGCCTGTAAGAAGATTTCTTCCATTGTTACTTTTTACTCGTTTTTAGTGGGATTGGCTGCAAAGCGGACGTGGCTGGATCGGAATTGGGTACAGTCCCTATCTCGTTTCTCCAGAGTCCAGAGTCTATCTTTAACTTAAACCAGTCAGGATAGGGATCGACAGCATTCTTATAGCATTTCCAGACCTTCTGGAGAGTCCCCGATGTCGTCTTGGAGTTGTCCACCACTCTCTGCCCATCAGACCCTATCGAGTAGGAGTCTCTGGGCACGAATCTGTATGTAGCCACTCCAGTGTACTCCGGACTGCACTCTATCTCCAGAAGATCGGAGATCTCCCGCTTGCATCTCGGGTCCTCGACTACGTACTCCTCCACCTGATCCACCGAGGTGGTCCTTCTCCACACGGCCAGTCCGGTAAGTCTCTGGTTAGAATCGAGAAGGCACTTCCTTCTGGGTAAAAAGTCATCGACGGATATAGGATCGAACGCGGCGCAGGGCTGCGAGTAGAACCTTCCATCCGAGAGATTTACCTGGATCGTGAACGTCATCTCGTATATGAACTGAGAAGCCTCGGTCACCTGAACAAACCTCCCCGGACCCGGTTCAAATCCTGTCTGGAACTCGAGTCCCGGAATCTCAGGTACCCAACCGGTTACGGAGTCGTAGATCATATCCATGATCGGCAGGGCGAAACTGTGCCCTTCCCTCTGGACCTGTTTCTGGATAATCGTGATAGAGTAACTAAGGGACCTGGTTCTTACTGTGGGGATGTAGGCTCCGGTGTTGGTGTTGGCGGAATTCTCGCTAGCGTAACTGACGATTATCATCGTCTGTTCTGCCACCCTTCCTGACTCATCCACCTCCTCAGCAAGGCGTAGGACAACAGCGCTCTGCCCCAAGGTACCATGCACTCTTCTATGGAGCTGATTCTCTATCTCCAAGAGCATAGGTCAGAACTCCCCGCCGCTGATAAAGTCTTGAAGTTCCCAAAAACCGGTTGTGTAGTTGTAAAGCAGAGCATCTCCAGGTTTTACATTTCTAGTAAAACGCACATTAGCAAGATCCTGAAGTTTACGATTGGCCTCCAGTTCGATCACGTACTGCCTGAGTGACGCAGCGTCCTGCTTATACTCTGAACCATCTGGGAACACACCAATCCTGCCTCCCATCGCTCCGTACTGTGAACCGTAGTAACATCCACCTCCAGAACCGTCCGCTATAAGGGAGAATCCGGCTCCGTCAGGAGCAGCGGGGTTGAAGGGATCGTATCCGTAGGGTTGATTAGCCATCAGAAGGTGTCTCCGGTCTGTAGTCCGTCGTAATTATCGAAGTTTCCATCGGCCGATGGAGTGGTATTTGTGGCCTCTAACGTATCACCATCGGAAGGATCCACCGCATCCGAGGTGTTTACGAATGTCGAAAGATCCCTAGTGGTCTCGAGCGAGTCGACCAACTGATTGATCTCAAGAGTGGACTGGGCCATGGAGTCCTGGATACCAAGAGCGGTCTGACCCAGAGACTCGGAGTAGACCCTACCCGAGGAGACAGCCTCCTTTCTCGGGAACTGGAACCAGCGATTATTCCCTCCTTCTCTCAGTACCCACCTGCTCGTAGAATTCTCCGTGAAACTACGTCCCCTTCTATACGAACTCTTCGTCATCGAGCAGGCGTCCCCCCAGTAACGATAAGCCTCCTGCCACTTAAGTCCTGTGGACGGAGAAGCCTTGGAGGCCCACAACTCTAACTGCTGCAGGGCCTTCTCAGCCGCGTCTATGACCTGCTGTCTGGGTCTTAGGGTATCGAGGTACCACCTCGCCAGGATCGCCTGCGTGCGCCTGTACGATCCCGCGATAAGGATCTTGCCCTGAGGCGGAGCGGTTAAGATGTAGTTGTTTATCAGAGTCGCGGCGTCGTTGAGCGCTATCTGTATCTTGTCATAATTTATCCCGTTTCCAGTTGGGTTGTCAATGTTCGACAGCTCTACCGACTCCTGGTACCCAAATACCTCAACGAAGTAATCCACGGAGGCCGGGTTGCAGTTGTCCGCTAATCCGAACTTATCTGGATATGGCTGCGGCATATTCCTAGAGTATCTAATACAACTTTAAACGACCAAGGCAACATTACAAAAAAAAAGAGGCCCGAAGGCCTCGATCTTGAGAGTTATGAGTCTGACTCAGGCGACTGGGTTCTTGAAGACGTAACCGGCGCCGCACTTGCCATTCTCGCCCATACCCACGAGCTCGAAGGAGCGCTCGACGAGGATATCACCGGTGAACACCCTGCGCTCGATGTTGAAGCGCTCGGGAGTTGCGATAGGATAGCCACTCAAGGTGTAGGTGTAGGCGAAAGCAGGATTGCCATAGTTGGCGTCCAGAGCAGGCATGAAACCGTCAGTGGCTCCGGAGGGATGGTAGAAGAGAATAGCAATATTGTTATAGATATTCTCAAGGGCTCCGGTGGTCTGGTTGAGTTTCAGTCTACGTGCCACACGCAACTCGTCGATGCCGAAGATCTGAGCCAGAGTCTTCTCGTCTACGAGCACACCGCGTTGCATGAAGTCGCGGATACGCTTGTTACGCTTCAGGGCGTTGAAAGCGTCGGGCGAGATCACCATCTTGTTGGGATACACGCCGATTTGACTGCGGACTTGTTCCTTAGCCTTGTCCATCAGCACCTCCACGTCAGCGGTCGGGCTGTTGAACTGGTCCGCACCACCGTTGTAGGTGGCGAGGTTGAGAACGTTGTTGGTCTCGTACTGGGTGTCATCGGTCACCTGAGCGGCGACTTGTACTTCCCAGGATTGCATCAGACGGTTGGCGGCGTCCTTAGCAGCGAACTGGCGCAGGTCGATCTGAGCGGCGCCATTCTTGGCCTCAGCGGCGACCTCCTCGGCGATCTCCCAGCTGATCGCTTCCTGGCGGAGAGCGAACGAGCGGGTTCCGAACTGGTTCTGGATCTTCTGGATGTTGGTTCCAGGAGCGCGGAGGAAGGACTGAGCGGCGAAAGCCTCCTTACCGAAGACGAGGGTACGTCCGGCTCTGGTATTCATAGATACCGAAGGAGCGAAGAAGGTAGCCACGCCCTCGGCGTTCTTGTATCCCTGCGCGAGCTGCGTAAGAATAGGATCAATTATACGGACTTGATCAAGATTCATCATGATTGTTAATCTCCTTTAGTACCTATTATCAAGCCAGAGCCGCGCCAGCCTCGTTACCGAGTTTGACACGAACGTAAGCAGTCTCACCAGCGCCGGTAGTAGCGGCATCAAGAGCGCGACCGAGGACAATCTTGCCGGTTGCAGCAGCGCCTGTTACGGCCTGACCGGAGCTATTGGCGAAGATCGGGGAGTCCACAGTGATCGTCTGGGAAGCGGCTACCTGAACGATAACGATTCCGGTCGTCACGATGGAAGCCAGTCCTTGGTAGGGGAACACGGCGGGTTTGTACGGAGTGGTCGAGGGGTTAAGCTGACCTTCGTACACGAGGGTGGAACCGTCATTTACCTGGTAGCCATTGCCATTGAGTTGACCTTGGCCGTAAATGCGGTACACATTCACACCAGCGGCGTAACCGTTGGCGGAGGGGTAAGCGCCATCACGCTTAATGAAACGATGAGCCTCGACACCGTTGGTGAGAGCGGTACTGTCGGTGACAGTTACAGTCTCAACATACTGGTGGTCAAAGGACATGTAACGTGGGTCTTTAGCCATGTGTTAGATCTCCTTATTGATCGGATAGAATCGCCTTCAAGGCGAAGGTATACTCCACGCCTTTCTCCTCGGCATACTCAAGAGCTTGAGCGTGAAGATCGGCGGTCGAGGGGTCGTATACGTACCCATCGACGGATGGAGTGGGCTGCTTCCTGCCTTTAGGAGCGGAAGCGGGGGTCGCGAACTCTTCAAAACTGACCATGGATGGCAGATTACCTAGTACATTCTTGAAGAAATCGAATTGGGAAGCTTTGCCGGTCTCGGAGAAATTCACCGAGTTCTTGTTGTTGAGAGTCTCCATAAATCTCATCAGGTCTGCCTTGGCAACGACCTGCTGGGTGAGTTTGCCATTCTCGTAAAGAGTCTCGCAAAAATCAGAGATTTCCTTCTCTCTCATCAGTTTTTTCTGCCTGGCGAGTTCCTCCTCCAGTTCGGCTACCCGGGCTTGAAGGTTCTTCTGCCCTTGAACTCCCATAGCACGCTCGCTATGATCCAGAGTTCCTGTAGCCTCTTTGTCGGTCATACTCTCCTTTTTCTTCTCTTCCTCATCCTCCTCGTAGTCCTTGCATCCTTCCCCATTATCAGAGACTTCCGTCTCTTCTTCGGAGTAAGTCTGTTCTCCCTTGGGTTCATCAGCTCCTTTCACTTCCTTGGAGGTGGGATGCTCGGCTTCAGAGGGTTTTTCGCCCTCTTTCACCGTCTCGCCCATGTCCTCGGTCTCCTTCTCCTCATCATCCTCTTCATCCTCACTTCCTTCTCTCTTCGCTTCGATCGCTTTCTTAAGTCCTTCAGGCATCTCACCATAGGACATTCCATCATCCTCCATCATGGAGGCAGCATCAGTCTTTAGAGCTAGAGCCTTGATTAGCTCGTCTATCTCGTACTCCGAGGCAAGTTGAGCGATTTTCTGATCATCGTCCTGCATGTCCCCAGACACGTCGTCTGTTTCCATCCCAGGACCCTCATCTCCACCATCATCGGTAGGCTCGGTGGCAGGCATTCCGCTATCGGCTCCGGATGGAACGTCTGGAGCGGAAGGGGTACCGGTATCGTCCGGACCGCCAGGAGCGGTGGTGTCATCCGGACCACCTGGACCATCGGGAGTGTCGGTACCATCGGCACCATCAGTACCATCGGGCGCACTCGGGTCGGTAGGCATGTCCGATCCCGAATCGTCTCCGGTCGGGGGCGCGTCGCTACCATCCTTAGTGTCATCCGCCATACTCATGGTTGGATCGGCATCCATCCCGTAGTCCATCTCGTAGTCAGCGGGAGCACCCGTCTCCGAGATCTTGTTACCGTTATCATCGTACACATTGGCCTTTGACGCACCGCCTCCGCCAATGTTGATATTAACGGTCATCCCACCTTCGGAGTGCTCGACCACCGAAGTAGGAGTTTCCGTTTTGGTTTTTTTCCTAGCCATAGTTTGATTTTTTCCTAAGTGTTCTTTAAACGAAATAGAAGACTCCTCTTCGGAGGGAGTAAATGTGATGGTCTCCGCTTCAGAGATCTCGGAGAAGGCGGTCAGTCCCTTAACGGCTGGAATAGACACCAACCCGAGGTGCCTGAGAGCTAAGTTCCCAGGAGTCGGGTTGGTCTCCGCGTCTGGTAAGTAGAAAGAACTACTTACTTTCTTAAACACTCCGTCCCGTATTAGGTTTTCGGCTTTGGGGGTAAGTTCGACCTTACCCCACAATTCGTTTCCCTTTCTCCAGATCTTACGTACCCACCCAAGGGCCGGGGTCCCATCATCCTGATCATGACCGATTATCAGCGGAGCCTCGTGCCTAGCAGGATCGTACGTATTGACCACCTGATCTAGGTCGTTCTCCGTGAACATCATCCTCTGACCCGTGGAGGAGATCTGAGGACCCGCCCTAAACATCTCGATAAATACAACCTTCTTGGGTTGCTGAGAGGATAGAGGTTCCTTGGAATTGAGTACGTGTTCCTTCATCTATTAGAATACCGATGTTGTATTGAGGAGATAGTTGAACCTCTCCTCGTTTCTGGAGAAGGAATCGCTCAGCTGAGCGACCTGTCCCGCCGGAGTCCTGACGATCGTCACGAGTAGACGCTCGAGCGAGGGACTCGTGGCCACATACACGTCGAGTCTCACTGATCCGTTCTCAAGATCCACGTTAGTATTATTGGCAGATGAGCATACCACGAGGTACGCTTGCTCCGGCCTAGAACCGAACAGGGCTCCTTGACGGAAGAACTGTCCGCACACCTGGGAGGCGATGGACTTAACCCTGGCGTACACGGTACCCGCAGAATCGATCTGCTCGAAGAGAACATCGTCGAAACTCCGTCCCAGCACGTCTATGAGAACATTCAGGATCGCGCGAGTGTTAACAAACTTAAACAGTGGATTGCTGGACAGAGTCCTAGCACCCCAGGCCACGATTCCACGGTTGGGAAGAGAGCGAATCGGATTAAGTCCGAGCGCGTACGTAACCTCCTGTTGCTGAGCCGAGATGTCGAATCTGAGTCCGATAGCTCCGCGAAGTGGGTATCTCGCCCCAGCCGGTGGTTGCTGGAAGCCTTCGTTGATGTACCTGGAGCAGGCGATGCCAGCCACGTAGCTCGAAGGAGCGATGTAGCGATCATCCAGATTTTTCACGTACGGAGCGTAGTAGGCGGCGTGGCCGAACGGAACACCGACGGTGGATCTGATACCATCGAGTTCATCCTGGGCACCTGTTAGAGATGTCTCATCGGCTCCGCAGTCAATCAGGGCGATGTGTTGCGTTCCGACAATTCCCTCCGTGGGGCCGAGTTTGCCCTCAGCGGCATTAAGCAGTGCCTGGGTGATCTTCAGACGTTCCTGGCGAGCTTCCACTTTGCTCGCGAAATCGCCACTACCAACCTCGTAGGAGAGAACCGAGTAGGCCTCCGGAGCGAAGAGGAATCCAGGGGCGAGAAGCTTCGAGTCCATCCCCTGCTCAATGGCGTAGATGAAGTCGTTGGTCTTCGCGGTCGCAGTGAGTTTGTAAGAGTCGTAACCGGGGTTCTGTGATACAGAAACCATCTTGATCACGTTACCGTCTGTAACCCCGAGTCTGTTACGTCCCGAATTTACAGGGGAGGAGACGCCGTTCTTAGAGGTGATCTTTACTCTGAGAACGTAGTCGTGGGAGTAGAAACCATTAGGAATCGACTTATCCAGAGAAGCGGAGGCTCCGGAAGCGATAGTTACGTCGCTGGGAGTCACAGTAGCTGAGGTCGCTGAGGCAACACTTACAACCGTAAATCTGACTCCATTCACCGCGATGACATCACCGGCGGCCAGTTCAGTCTGGAATGACGTGTTGGTTCCAGTGACAGTCCCACTCGAGATACCCACGGTACCCGTCAAGGCGATATCGGCGAGTTCAGGACGGATGTAAGGCGCTCCGGCCTCGGAGACCAGCGTGGAGACCTTGTGTCCGTTGTTCGGAACGTAGGTAGTTCCGGAGACATTCGCCCCGGAGGCTACGGCCTCAACATCGTAGTAGACATCAAGTTCCTTCTCGGCGAGGATGCTATTGATCTCTGTGACAAGTCCAGTGGTCAGCTCGTCAGGAGTAGCGCCATTCACGATGATTGCACGGTCTTCACCGGCGACATTCACGTAGAACACCTGGACGGAATCAGGAAGGAATCCCGTGCGAGTAGTCACTCCGCCGGACACCGAGATGGTGCCGCTAGGGACAACGTCCACCCCACCACTCTGGATCTCGGAGAAGGTGGTTGTGCCAAGATCGTATCTCCAATACGAGGCGTCAGCGTCGGCCCACTTCAGGTGAGTAGCTGATCCGGACGTCAGATCCTTCGACACCGCGACGATCTTATCGTCGGGGATTACTCCCGCCGAGGAGTAGATGTTCTGGTCGATGAGGAAAGCCTTGAGGATGGCCGACTGTTCCGTCGTAGGATTGTACTCGATCTTCCGAACAGTCACCTCAGCACCCGGAGCACCGGAGAAGTCGATAGCGGATCCACCCGAAGACAGCGCAAGTTGGATTGCATTACCCGACTTACCAACCACGTAGTACACGGTGTTGAAACTCAGGTTCCCCAGAGTCCCGATGCTAGTACCCTCAAGAACGACCCTGTTACCATTCACCAGTCCATCCGAGGAGTTAAGCGTGATGGTGTCAGCCGTGGCGTTAAAATTACCCGTGGTGGCCGTGTAGGTAGTCGACTTTGCCTTCAGGAAGGCGCTTACCGAACTTCCGGAGACGTGGAGGATGGTCTCTCCTGTAGCGATCTCCCTGGAGACGCAACGGAAGTTCATCTCCTTCACCGAGGTGTAGAACTTGACTACGGTCTGAGTATTCAGATTAAGGTAGGAAGTGTATCCGGACCCGTTGAACTGGTAGGCCCCAAACCTGTCTACCTTCGGTAGAGTTCTGGTATCTCTTGAGAAGATCCTGAACTTGCCAGCCGTAGCCTCTACGGCGTTCTGCTCTATGCGGTAGTAGTCGGTGAACCCGTCGCCATTGCTGGCCAGGTAGGAGTAGACGTCTCTAGCATTATCTACCTTATCAAGGGCGGTAGTACTGATGACTCTGATCTCAGTACCCTCGGCGTCATTCACTCCGATAGGGGTACCAAAATACCTGCCGTTGATCTTGAGCGCAAAAGCGTTATAACCAGCTCCAGCGGAGGAAGCACCGATATCTATAACTGTCTCCGGAGTCGGAGTGGCTCTGGTAAAGTAGAGAATACCATTAACACCCACATTATCGAAGAAGGCTTTAACCGCGTCATAGGACGCCAAGGCACCCTTGTTCCCGACAGGAACGCTCCCTCCGACCTTCTCAACGTAATCGGCTACAGAACCGATCTGCGTTGGTTTATAAGGCTCCAGGAAGGAGTACGCGTTAAGAGCATCCTCTCCGTAGTAATCTTCGGTGGGGGTAGTGCCAAAGATATACCCTACCGCGTGAGTGGCGATGGGCTGTGGAAGAGAACCTGTTGTCGTCTGAGTGACAAAGACTCCCGGCCTATTCAATGTCGCAGCATTGATTCTGATTGGATTGGCCATAAAGTTTTGAAGACACTATATCTTTCATTAGAAACCTTAAACAAACAAACGATTTTGACTTGTTTATACGGATACGCCAGTCTTATACAGCAGAAAGAGCTCACTCATCAGCCAATCAGGACACGAACTGTGACCGCAACGCTTATACTCCAAAAGCTTCATCGACTTACGCAGGATCTTATTGAAATCGTTTGTGTCTACGTATCTCGAGCATACCTTGACAAAAGATCTGAGCTCACTTTGATTCTGATCGATGCAGATCGAGCATAGTATGATTATAAGATTCAGTCTTTCGGAGTCAGTCATTAGTATTCTGTACGGATTCCATTGCCTCCTTGTGGATCTGATCCATAGCCATGAATTTTGTCATCGGCACTCTCTCCATACTGAGTAGGTTCGCAAATGACCCATTCTGAATACCATAGCAAATTTTCAACCAGGAGTATTTAGGCATGTAGTTGCAGAGAATATGCTCTTTTACGCAGTTAAAGAGCCTTATTATGGTTTTCTGTGTCAGAGTGCCAGATCTAAACCCATCCTGCCCTAGATAGTCGAGGATACTCTGAATGCCCTTGAGAGGCACGTAATATTTCCCTTCCTTCTCTCCTTGATCATTGCTATTAAGCACGGAGTCGAGGTACTCTAAGTCCTCACCGGTTATGTCTCTGAATCTTACATGCCTACCATTGCGATCCTTGACTGTTATAGTGTAGTCGTGGTTACGAATCACCTCAAAGTCATGGTTCTGCATCCTGGTCTATTCCCAGTAACTGGTTTATCGCCTCACCTAACTTCCTCAATTGCTTCGCCCTAAGCTTCTTAGCGTCCTTCAGGCAGAGCTTCCTCTGCCCATTAGAGGGCGAGTGGAGGATACAGATCGTCTGAAGAGTCGCCTCGACTTCGGAGATCTTCTTATCATCCGAGATTCTCCCGATCTCTATAAGATCATCGGCTGACGGTTCTTTGAGACACAAGAACTTACCGGGGGCGATCTCGACAGGGATGATCTCCGGATCCCCAAAATCAAAAGAGTCGTCGTCTGAGGTGATCAGGTTCGCCTCCTCAGCAGTCACTCTTGGCATCTTGCTTATCGCCATGGTTTATGTGTTATCGCCTCCTCCTTTAAACCCTTTTGTTTAAATCTAGTATAGAACAATGCCCTGTATGGCCGTAAATAGCAACCCGTACGAAGCTTGGCAAAAACTCAGGCAGAATTCGGATTATAGATCTACTGACACCCAAGTAAATTCTGTAGTGCGCCAACAATTATCCCAGGATGATTACCTACGGACTTCTAACAGAGTTAACTCCGGACCGAACTACGTAAAACGGAAGAGTATGGCAAATGATTCAGCGCAGGCGCCTCACGTCCTAGCCCCAGAGGATCTGTGGGGGTTTCAGAATTGGGCCAATAGCGTATCTTCCTCACAGTCAAATCTGGCCACGGGACTGAGGGAGGAGAATAGTCAGTACGATGTTCCGGGCGTATCCTACTCGCCTGGATACAGGGTTGGTGGCGCGACCGGATGCGACTCTTGCAGGCGGAGGAGGTACTGATGAGCAGCAGACGTAGGGTCCCCGAGCAAAGCGGAAAGGCGCAGAGAACTCCAGAGCCGGAGTCATCCGGGGAGGAGTCACTATCTCCACCGACCGGGGTAGTTTTTCTCGGCGAGGAGGATAAGAGAATCCTCAGGAAGTTCAATCAACATATCGTTAAGAAGCTGGGGATATCGGGAAATAGGTCCTTTAGGATATGATAGGATAGTATGACCTAGACCAGGCGCGACCCATGAAACCAGAGTTGATCCAAGCGTATATGGACATAGCGGAAAGATTCGCTCTGGTCTCTAAGTGCAATAGGTTGAAGGTTGGGGCTATAATCGTAAAAAACGGGAGTATCCTAGCCCACGGATGGAACGGAACCCCAAGCGGGTACAGAACTAACTGCTGTGAGGACGAGAGTGGAGTGACGTCCCCGTTTGTCCTTCACGCCGAGCAGAACGTTCTGGTGAAGATGGCAAAATCCACCGAATCGATCGAGGGGGCGGAACTATTCTGTACCCACTCCCCATGCTCCGAGTGCTCTAAGCTCCTAGCGCAGAGCGGGATAAAAAAAGTCTACTATAAGCATAAGTACAGGATAACTGACGGGATCGAGGTTCTTAACGCTCTCGGCGTGGAGACTCAAGAGGTCCTATGAACTTCAACACGGAGCAGGAGAAGGAGAGACTGAAGCAATCCTTCCTAAACACGGAGAATCTTAGCGAGACCTTGGAGTACTTGGAGCAGGTGCTCATCCATCGAACCCCATTCGCGCTGTACATTGCCACAGCGGATAAGACAAACTGCCTCTGGTTATTCGACAAGGACACCGTGTGCCAGATGATAGGAGGCGTGGATAAGTACGACCAGGTTCGGGCGGAGATGCTTCCGACCGAGGAGGACAAGTCCAGCAGCGTACTCTTCTTCATACTGAGAAAAGTCGGACCGCTGTACTCGATCCGACTCGGTATAGATCTTATCGAGGAGATAATATCAGAACTATACGAATATATCTAAGGTTTTGAGCGCCGAGATAATCTCATTGATCTTTTTCGCGAGTATAGCATTAACGTTCTTTTTGAATGGTTTGGATACCACTGTCTTATTTGTAGGCACAACGGACATCTTAGTCGCAGCCTGGGCCGGATCGGTGTCGAAAGACACCACCTGGAACTCCACGTCGACTCCAGAGTTATCCTCGGCCACAAATATATCCCCGACTGCGAGCTGGGTGGATAGGGTTGTACCGACTCCGGTAACATTACCGCCACTGATGCTGATAACTCCGGAGTAGTACAGCGAGTTCTGCGGAAGTTGCAGGGCGCTTACGGCCTCCGGGTCTATCTTGACCACCGCCTTCTCAAGTACCGTGACTCTTGCCGATAGGGTCTGGATCTCGGTGTCTTGGGAACTGTTCTTATCAAGAAGTTCGCTCTGTACAACACTTAACTCTTGGATCTTCTCCTGCTCGCTTGAGATATTACTCTGCAGATTCTCCCCAAGCGAGTTTACATCATCCTCAAGGAGCTGAAAGGCCGTCTCAAGATTCGAGATAGAGACGGACGTCGCTTCTGATAGGGCTGACTGGGCCGAAGCGATAGCCGTGGTGAAGATCCTGAGGTCCCTGATCTTGGCGTAGGTTCTGTCACCGTATCTTACATTGATGGCCCCCATCTCGGTGGTTGGATCCACCACCTCCACTAGACTTATGCCCAATTTTAATCCACTTTTAACCCCACTGCCATCCTCGACAAAGATGGTCCCTTCCGTGGTAAGTCCGTCTTGGGAGAGTACCTCCCCAGTCGTCGATACCTCCTGCCTGGAGATGTTAAGCAATCCCCCAGCATAATCCTCTATAAAACGCGAGCGTAGATCAGCCATAGTATTCTTTAATCAGTGATTCTTCGAGGTTGGTTGTGAAAAATGCGTACATCTGCGGAGGTACGACAGAGGTCGGTGGGGGATTGTCCCACAGTACAAGCCAGTTATTGCATAGTAGCATCCTTATCTTGGAAGCCACTCTCCTATTCCCCCAGTCGATCTCGTTCCCCCTAAGATCCACAATGGTCTCGTAGTTTTTTCTGAACATGGAGAACTTGGAATTCGACGATGAGGTATGCACTGGTCTGAAGTCCCTGAGAAGACGTTCCTGAAGCACCGAAGATAGACCGCAGTTTCTCGCGATCAGAGCTTTAACGGACCTATTGTTACCCAGATTAATCACCTCAAGTCCTTGACACCCGGAGACATTTAGCACCTCGAGTTGAGGCGCGTCGTGGACAAACACGGCCCTCAAACTCCTATTCCCCTCAAGATTCAGGTACTTGAGTGACGGCCGCGGAAGATTGAAGTTAACGTGGACTAGGTCGTTCTTCTGCAAGTTTACGCGTTCTATCCGGGGGTCAACTAGATTCCCTGAGGAAGGATCGATCCAGTGATCCTCCCAGGTTAGCACTCCTTGGTTTGTGAATTTCAACTCACGTATAGGATTACTATACTCGGAGTCAATACGCACATCGAGCACGTACGAGTCGACCATACTCTTGTACAACTTCGCCGAGTTATTCAAGTAGATGCCATCCGGATCCGGCATATGAATGTAATTGAAATTCTCAAGGGACCTCAGACCGAAGGAGAGGGTTTTACTCTCTCTTCGTGAGACCTTGAAGAAGGATCGCAGTTCTCTCATCTTTTCAACCTCCCGCCCGCTGTGGTCCTAGGGCAAAAATCGAGAACATACCTACCATCAAACGGAGTCGAGAATCTCTTGCATTTCAAGATATTCATACACATCTGGTACTCAAATGGGGAGCTAAGTGTCGCGCAGTTGAACTCGGCGTCCTTTTCCAACCCGGACTTGATACCCTCCGTGATTCCGAACTCAGTGTTATTGTACTCGCTCACTTCGCCTCCTCCCCGTTCAAATACCAGCGGAGGTGAGAACACTCCGGAGACTAACGGTTCGCCCCTATTTCCGAATCCGGAGATACTCCCCTCCAGCAACCTGGTGTACGCCGGAGGAGTCTTGTACTGGGAGGTGGCTACTAGGGCCTTAGATGGTTTCTTGTCAGGTGCCGTGCCAAGGGGTCTGTCGATGGATACGGTCGATGGAAGAACTCCAGGAATCGACTTGTACTCCTCGGGGTACGTGGATTTGTTGAGGTTGGGAACGCACCTATCGGCAACTTTGTCGTAGAGTTCTTCGCAGTTACTTCCTCCGAACCTCTTGCAGGATGTTACTGGATCGAAGGCTTTAAGTAGCTCACTGGGTACCTGGAGAGGAGAGAACTGCTCCGGTGAGAGGTTCTCCTCGTCTACGTATACCCGAGGGACCTTATACTCAAGTGGTTGGAGGCTAGTGTCCATGGGCGGAGTCTCGTAGTCAGAGGCCGGTTGCCACGAGATGCCTTCTCTGACGGGATTGGTCAGTTCGTAAGTCTCATTGACCTGGTCGATTTGATTGATTAACTTATTCTCCTCGGTGAACTTGATGAACCTATTGATAAGGCTGGAAGGAAGACTCGACTGGATCAAGTATTCCTGCCCGGAGACAGCGTTCTGGGAGAAGAGCGCCTCGTACTGCTCTGGAGTTATCGAGTTGATAACTGGGATTCGGTTGGGGAGTCTGGAATTACCTATACCTGGAGACTCGAGTATGGGAGCGTTACCGGCAAAACTTTTAGCCTCAAGCACCCTCTCATCAGTCGGGGAGGACAGTATCTTAGACACCGTGGAACTGAGAGTCTCGTAGGTCTTATTCTGCGCATTTAGTAGCGCCTGGAACTTATCATCCGTTTCCTGTGTGTATGTGTAGTCCAAGTTTGACTCAAAGATGATATTGATCACCTCTATCACGTCTTTAACCCTCTCCAGTCCCTCCATCAGCGGGAAGATACCCAGAGGCGACGCGGTTCTCTCTAGTTCGAAGTTATTGAGCTGGGACGAGTTTCTGTAGTACCCGAGCTTTATACTCAGTCCGGTTATATTCGCGTACTGTAGGAACCTGGTGAAATTACCGCCATTGAATCCGTCTAGCATCTGCCCGAGAGGCGTATTGGGAGAGGAGATATTCAGAGCGTAGAGTAGTTCCTTCGGGGTAAGTCCCACGGATTTATCGTACAGACCCTCGACAATCTCTCTCGAAGAGATGTTACCGAGGTTTGATCCGATCAACTGTGTCCATTGTTTCAGGGCGATAGGCACCACTTGGTCTGCTTGAGTGTACGTGAGATCGGGAGAACTGAACGGATCCGCGTAGTTCCCTCTAATCACCTGGTCGATCACTGGCTGTAGCAGTTCAACGTCCTCCTTCGACTTGATTATGTTATCCTGCCCTGACTGAAGAAGGTACGTGAT